CACCCAACACGGAGACACGCATGCCCGACACCCCGCACCCCGCCATCGGCCAGATCTGGCAGGACAACGACCCCCGCAGCTACAGCCGCAAAGTCCGCATCGTTGAGATCACCGACACCCACGCCGTTGTCGAACTGCACCAGCCGCGCCTGCCCGTCAGCAGCGCCAAGCCCGGCCGCCGTACCCGTATCCGCCTCGACCGCTTCCGGCCGACCAGCACCGGCTACCGGTACATCGGCGAAGAGCCGCCCCGTCGCTGACCTGTGGACCGTTCACGAACTCCCCGGCATCCGCTGGGACCCCGCCGACGAACCCGACGACTGGGACGACCAGCCCGACACACCCCGCGACCTGCAACGCCACGGACCCACCGGCCGCCCCATGACCACCATCAAACCCACCCAGGAGTACCTGTGACCACGCCCACCCACGACACCCCACGCCCCATGATCGGCGTCGGCATGCCCGCCGCCCTCCACCTCAACGCGTTCGGCCGCGAGATCGACGCCGCCTTCGGTCACCTCCCGTACCTGGTCGGCACCGCCGCCGTCGGCAAGCAGTGGCGGGACGTAGACGTCCGGCTGATCCTGCCCGACGACGAGTTCGACCACCTCTTCCCGCCCGTCGAGCCAGGCCAGTTCCCCGACGGACTGTGGAGCTTGCTCTGCGCCGCGATCAGCGAACTCGCCCGGCAGCGCACCGGCCTGCCCGTCGACTTCCAGATCCAGCGCCAGACCTACGCCAACGACCGGTACCCCGGGGTGCGTCACGCTCTCGGCCTGCATGACAGGAACGGCCAGTGACCGGCCCGTCGTCCACGCCCCGTGCCGAGCACACGCCCAAGCCGGGCGTCACCTGGCAGACCACGCTGGTCCGCACCGAGACCGTGATAGCCGACGACGCACCCGACCCGAAGCCGAACCGGGCCACCCGACGCGCCATGCAGCGCGCCACACGAAGGAAGAACCGATGATCTGTCGCACCTGCGCCCAAGCAGCCGACCAGCAAGCCGACCGAGACGCCCACTGCGACGCCACCGGAGGACCCGACTCCGCATGCTGCTGCGCCCACCGCACCGACCGCTACCGCACCCGCCAGACCACCAGCCAGCAGGAGAAAGCCGCATGACCGACCGCATTCCGCTGGCCGACCTGACCAGCGACCAACTCGACGCCCTCTACGGCCGGCTGGAGGACGACAAGACGGTCATCACGCACCTGGAGGGCCAGGAGAAGCGCCTCCTTCGCGCCGAGGCCGCCATCGACCGGGTCCGCGGCTACGCCGAACGCGCCCTCGGCACAGACGGGCCCGGCTTCGGCGTCAGCCTCGGCTACCTCCTCACCCTCCTCGACACCGACCCCATGCGCACGCAAGCGACCCAAGCGACCGGCCAGCCCGAGCCCGAGCCCGCGACGATCACCGACCCGGAATGGCTCAAGCAGCAGTACGAGGCCGCCATCCGGTCATGCGTCGAGGACGGCAACGTCCGCTACGAACACCTCGCCGACGCCGTGATCCGCGTCCGTGACCGGCACCTCCAGCAACTCCGGCAACGCCTCACCCTCGCCGACACAACCCTCCGCGAGATCCTCACCGGAGGACAGATCACCGGCGACCGCATGGAGCGGTGGCGCGCCGTGCTGGACGAACTCACCGAACAGACCGAACCAGCCTGACCGTCGTGGCATCCTGACCCCAGCACGGCTCCAACCGGCTACGGGCAACTCATTGGCGTGAGTGCCCCCGACCGCCCCGCCCCTGCCCTCGTCCGACCGGCAGGCGCGGGGCGGACGCGTGTTGTCAGTGGCCGCGCGTACCCTCGAACCGCTGCCGGCCGCACCTGCTCTGCCGGCCGGACAGTGCTGCTGCATGCGAAGGCCCCCGCCGATCCGTCGACGGGGGCCACGCTGCTGAGTGGGGGCTAAGGGCGCCAGGACTCCTGATAGCCGTCACGGTCGGCGTAGGCCAGAGCGAACAGGCGCAGCGTCTCCTCCAGCCGGGAGGCGACGCCAGTCGTGAACGTCTCGCGGTGGTCGTGGATCCCCTCGGCGAAGCGGAGCAGGTCCCGCTTCGCGTCGATCTCCCGCAGCGCCCGAGCCGGATCATGCTCCGCGATGTACTCGGTCGGCGAGCCCGGCTCCTCAACGACGCTCACGTAGTCGATCTCGCTGCTCACTACGTCGCCGTCTGCCGTCCACGCGAAGCCGAAGCTGTCACCAGCCGCGCGCGCGATCCGCTCATCCTCGTCGAGCTGGGCCGTCAACCAACGTGCAAGATCATCCATCCTGCGCCTCCGACTCCCGAGCCAGCCGCTCCCGCCACTCCTCCGGCACCTCACGGAACCGCACCGCAGGACTGTCATCCCGGCTGCTCATCCCGTCCTGCATCCAGTCGACGGCGACAGACCGCAGCTCGGAGTCCTCGTAGTAGTTGTGGTCGTACTCGTCGCGGGGCTCGGCCTCACGGTCGGCGAACGTCACCTCCGCGATCACGTAGAAGCGGCGCACGGGCTCGCCATCGACCCGCAACCGGTCGATCTTCACGACTCCTCCTTTGGGGCGGCCTTCTTGCGGGTCTTACCGGATCCTCGGTAGTTCTCGACGATCCCCTGCACGGTGGAGATCGAGAGGTTCAGCCGTTCGCCGATCTCGCGGTACGTGATCTTCTCGGCGCGCATGGCCAACACCAGTTCACGACGCTCCTGCGTCCACTGCTGGCTGCGCTTCAACTGGTCGGCCAGTACCTGGTTCCTAGCCCGTACCCGCTCTTCGGGGTCCTCGATGCGGTCCACTGCGTCCAGGGCATCTGTCACCTGCCGCACCTCCTTGTTGCTCACACCCGGGCCCTCTCTTCGGGCGGGCACTGGCATTAGCTTACGGGATCCCGTAAAGTCCCTACCAGTAGCCCGCGCTACTACGCACAAAGCCCCCGGTCCGTTGATTTGGCGATCCCGGGCCGGGGGCGGACCCACCCACAACCGTGACGAAGGAGCAGGTCCGCCATGGAGCGTACCGACCAACCCGCTGGCCAGCCCAGCCCCACGCTTGCGCCGCAACCGAACCGGATCCTCGCCACCCCCGACACCGTCGAGGCGTGCCAGCAGGAGTACGCGGCCGGCGCCGACGTCCGCCAAACCCTCGCCACCCAAGAAGCGAGGACCCGCCGATGAGCGACTTCGAGCAGCGCATGCACGACGCCAGCCAAGGCGTCTACAACGCCATCCTCCACGGCGACATCAAAGCCGACGAAGTCCACGAAGCCCTCGTCGAAGCCGCCCTCTACGCGTCCGCCGACGAACAGCCCCAGGAGAAGTGACCGATGGGCCTCCTCGACAAACTGTTCGGCAACGACCGCGAACGCGCGCAGACGAAATACGCCGGCCGCGAGTCCGCCAGCCAGACCGCCGCCCGGCAACGCCGGACCGGCCACCGCCGAAGCATCCGAGGTGCCGCCGCCCAAGGCCAAGCCTGGGAAGACCGCGACCGCCGCAACGACCGCCGCGGCGGCTGGTACCGCCCCACCCGATAACCGCCACCCAAACCGCCGGCCCCCGCGTACACCCATCCCCCCGTCCGCGGGGGCCGGCCCCCGCTCCCGGAGGAGCACCGTGAAGACCGAACGCCCGCCCATCCTCTACGGCGCCGCGATCCTCGCCGTGCTGTCACTGGCCTGGTCCGGGTACGCCATCGCCGACCTCATGCACTCCGGCAAGTTCGGCCTCTCCGTCGCCTTCGCCGGTGACGTCGGCTGGATCACCGTCCTCTGGGCCGAATACAAAGGCGTCACCCTCGGCGGCCGTCGCTGGGCCCCCACCGCCGCAGGCTGGCTCATCGCCACCGGAGTTGCCCTTCTCCTCGTCATCCACGGCAACGAGGCCGGCGGCCACGGGCAGGCGATCGCCGGGCCGTTCGTCGTCCTCGTCGGGAAGATCGTGTGGGCGTTCGCCCTCGAAGCGATGAAGGACCCCGCCGCTCCCACCCCGGAACAGCGCGCCGAACTCCACACCCTCATGCGGGACACCGCTCACGAGACCGGAATGCTCCACGCCCGCGCGCAGGCCCGCATCGCCGAGATCCGTGCCGAGGCCAGCGTCACCCTCGCCCGCGACGAAGCCGACTTCGAGATCAGCATCGAACGGATGGAGAAGCGCGCCGAACTCGGCCGGCGAACCCCCCTCGCGCTGCCCCCGGGTTCCTCCAGCACGTCGTTCGACCGGAGCGCCGAGCAGGCGATCGAAGTGATCGGCGAGCAGGGCGACGCCCCCGCGTCTGCGCTGACCCGTGTTCCTCGCAAACAACAGCCGCCAACCAGTCCCGCAGGGCCCACCGGCGAAGTCGTCGAGGACGTCTCGGCGCTGTTCCGCGAAGCGCACGCGCCCGTTGTGTACTTCCTGAGGAACGGCAACCGTCTGAAGATCGGCACCTCACAGAATCTCCGACGTCGTATCACCTCCCTGTCGCTGCGTCGCGAAGACGTGGTTCGCGTCGAGCACGGCGACCAGGAGTACGAGAGGTCGCTGCACCGCCGCTTCGTCGAACTTCGAGTCGACGAGACTGAGTGGTTTGAGCTTCGGGGAAGTCTCGCCCGGTATCTGGGGGAGCCCGAGGCTCAGCCAGCTGAGCCAGCCGAGCCCGAGGCTCAACCGGCCGCTGAGCTCCACACTCAACTCGATGAGCCCCAGACCCTCACACCGGTGTCCACCCCCGCATCGCCGCAGGCCGCAGCGCCTGAGCCGCAGGCCCAACCTGCTGAGCCCGGGGATCGCCCCTTTGGGTTCTCGGCTCATCTGAATGCCCAGTCGGCTCAGCGGGCTCAGAGCGTGGCACGCGTGGCTGAGCTCGTGGCTCAGGACCCAGGGATTACCTCGGCTCAGGTGGCTGAGCTCCTGGCCGTCAGCCCTGCCACCGCAAAGCGGTACCTGCGAGAGGCCAGGCAGGCACGACCCGGACAGCCAAAGGACGGCTACGCATGACCGCACCCGACGCCGACGAGCTGGCCGTGCGTGCTCGCCTGCACAAGCTGCTCGACGCACCCGACGACCCGGCCCCCGCATCCGACGCACCCGCCCCGGATGCGGACGACTGGTGGGACGACCTGTACGCCGGCGACGAGCCCGCAGACGAGCCGGATGGCGAAGCCCCGGACGACGAGGACGACACCCCGCCGCCCACGCCCGCCCGCACTCGCCGCGCCAGCCACAGGCCCAGCCCCCGTCAGTCGCTCCTCGACGCCTGGGACGGCACCAGCCCCCGTCTGCGCTGGCTCATCTACCACGGCACCGCAGCAGGCTTCGGCTGGGGCCTCGGCATCGTCACCTGGTCCACGCAGGTCACCGTATGGATCGCGGCCGACCGTTACGCCGACCCGCAATCCATCACCTGCTACGCCCTCGCCCTCGCCGCAGTCGCCCTGTACCGGCGCACCCGCCACTGGTGGTGGCCCGTCGCCTGGATGACCGCCACCCCCATCTGCTCGATCGTCACCGGCGTACTCCTGTACGCCCCCAACCAGTAGGGATCACCGCTGTGAACAGCGTGTTCGGCAACCTCGGCATCGTCGGGCTCGCCGTCGCCATGACCGTCCTGCTCCTCGTCGGCATCAAGGGCGGCGGCAAGGTCAAGCCGCTCGGCTGGTGGCCGTGCCTGATCGGCGGCATGCTCGCCGGGTCGGCCTACGCCGCGGCCGGCGGCATCTTCAAAATCGTGCCCGACCTGGTCGGCTCCCTGCTGAAGGCCGCGCAGGGCATCGTGCCCGGCGTCACCATGCCCGCTATCGCCCTCACCCTGGCGATCATCATCCTGTTCAGGAGTCTGACGACGAGGCAGGTCGCGATCCTGGGGATCGTGTTCTGGTACGCAGCCTCGGGTGCGGGCGGGGTGTGGGGCACCGTCGCGGTCAGCATCGCGAACCTCGGGCAGCAGGTGTCCTGATGAAGGTCGTCGCTGATCGTGTCCGCGTCGTGCTGGCCCTGCTGGGGCCGCTCGGCGCGGGCTCGCGCGTACTCCTGCTGCGTCTCGTCGGCCGGTTCGGGTGGAAGACAGTGGCCGCGGGCGCCCTGGTCGCCGTGTACGCGGCCGCCCGCTACCGGACGTGGATCGTGTGGGCGCTCCTCGCCTGGAGCATTGCCGCGTGGATGCACGCCCCGCAGAACACCGACGAGGAGCCCGGCGGGAAAGAGGAGGAGACCGCCCCGGAGGGCGCCGAGGAGCCGCCGGCAGACCCCTTCCCGGGCATCGTCCGCGACCTCATCGGCGACGCCCCCGGCGTCCACCTCAAAACCCTCCTCAACCACCTCCACGACACCGGCCTCGACCCCGCCTGCACCATGGCCGACGTGACCGCCGCCCTCACCCGCCGCCGCATCCCTATCCGCGCCTCTGTCCGGGACGCCGAGCAGCGCGTCAACCGCGGGGTCCACAGGGCCGACTTGGAGGCATGGTCGGAGGCCCGCTCCCCGGTCCCGGCCGTGGCCCTCTCCAAGACGCGTAGCAACATCGCTACTACGGCCCTGAGCAGCGATGTAGCAGAATCCGCTACAGACGTAGCTACGCCTCCTACACTCGCCGAGTAGCCCCAGGAGGCCCCCGATGCCCTACGAGTACGAGTGCCGCCAGTGCAAGGCGAGATCCCCCCGCAGGCACGACCGCGAGGGGGATGCGGGCGCTGAGCGGGAGCAGCACCGGGCGTCCGCGCACGGCGGGTTGGCGCCGGCCGCGGGGGACCGGGTGCGGCGGGTGCACGACGAGGCGCGTGGGGATGGGTGTCTGCCGTCTGGGTCGTTTCTTTTCGTGGCGTTCCTGGTGTTCGCGGTTTTGGCGAACTGCTGGGGGCGGTGACCACTGGCGTGTCACACTGAGGTGTCGATGAGTGCCCCCGCCGGCTACCCCCCAGTCCGGCGGGGGTTCGTCGTTTCCGCCCCGGTTGTCGGTGCCGGCCGCTACGATCCGGGCCATTCGACACGCGCCCTGGGGGGACCATGCGCCACACCACCGCCATCCTGCTCGTCACCTGTCTGGCGCTCGCCGGATGCTCATCGGGCGGCAGCGGCAAGCCGACGCCGGCCGTCACCGTCACGAAGACACCGAAGCTCAGCGCCGCCGAGCAGCGGGCGGCGTGTATCACCGCGTGGGGTGCGGTAATCGACGAGGAGGATCCGGCGACGCCTGCGGAGTGTGGGGGGTTGAAGGATCAGGCGGGCATGTACATGGAGGCGTTGCACAAGCGGAACGCGGCGAACCGGGAGAAGTTCGATGAGTGCACACGGAACCCGTCGTGTACGGAGTGGCCTGTGGCGACGCCTTGACGCAGACGTGCAGCGGCCCCGCTCCGGAGTCCCGGGCGGGGCCGCCGTCATGCGGTGGGCTGCTCGAATCGCTGTCGGATGTGCGCTTCGGTCACCTCGAACTGGGCCGTGCGTTCCTCGTCGGTGAGGCGTCCGTCGCGTTCGGTGGCACGCCACGTGTACCAGGCGAGGAGGTATGCGTCGTGGGTGGCGTAGTCCTCACGACGCGGCTGGCCGCTCATGTGGGCTCCTCGTCCGGGCGCACCGGGCCCGCGATCAGCGCGGCATCAAGGCGGTCCCGCAGCATCCGGGCAGCGGTCGGGGACAGCAGTGCATCAACGTCCGCGCCGTCGTACAGGCAAAGCCGGATGTGGTCGTGGTGGCCGGTGGTGGCCACGTCCACAGTGATCGTCGGCGTGCCCTCGGCGCGGTAGTTTGCCGCGCTGTTGGAGCCGTCGAGGGCGACGATGTCCGGGCCGGGGACGCTGGACCAGATGCTCATGCGCTCGTCTCCTCGCTGCCCACCGGGCGCTCTCGGCGTCGCTTCCTGAGCCAGTCGTGCATGGCTTCGATCAGGACGTCCGACCGGTTGCGGCCCGACGCTTTCACCTCGGCGTCGAACTCCTCCCTCAGTTTCTCCGGCGGACGGAAGGAGATGGGCGGGGTCTGGCCGGTGGCTGGCCGGGCCATGGGTCCTCCTCAGTGTCGTATTACAGAAACTAGGATCCATCTGCGCAAGCATGTTGACAACCCCCCCGCTCCGGGTGCATTCTCGTATTACAGAAACCGCACCGAAGCAGGGGGACCAGCCGAGATGAACGCCAAGACCCGCACCCGCCGCAACGGCCTCCACGCCGCAGCCGCCACCAGCAAGGCCCTCGGCTACCGCACCCTCTCCGGCATCATCGCCACCCACGTCGACACCGGCCGGCTCATCCGCACCGGCGACTTCCTCGACCGCATCGGCGGCGGCGACCTCAAGGACGGACAGAAGTCCTGGTTCGGCCGCCACGTCGCCAAGGCCTACCGCGCACAGCACGGCGGCGACGCAGTCCGCGTCTGGACGCAGCACCGCACCACCGGCAAGTGGATCCACGTCTTCGTGTACGGCGCCATCGACCCCGCCCTGTACGCCGGCCTCCGCTCCTACAAGGGCACCAGCCACCTCCTCGCCAGCACCTACGCGGAGGCCGCCTAGACCAACTTCACGACGCAGCAGACGAACCCCACCAGCACGAACCGCAAGGAGACCGAAGTGACCGCCATCGCCGACGACAGCTACGCCACCTGCCCCCGCTGCAAGTGGGCGGGCAAGCTCCGCAAGAACGGCACGATGCGCAAGCACCGCGAGTCCGTCGACATGGGGCGCTTCACCATGTCGGGCGGCCTGCCGCAGCAGCCGAACGGCGACATCTGCAAGGGCTCCGGCGAGAAGCCGTGGGAGCCCGGCCTGCCGGAGGACTACGAGTTGCCGAAGCAGAACCAGCACGGTGGCTGGGAGCGCGACGGCGAGACCGCCGCTCCGAAGCAGGACCCCGGGCCGAGCCTCGACGACTACGCGAAGGCAAGCCGGATCATCCAGAGCCTCATTCCGGGCGTTCGCCGCTAGCACCCCGCCCGGCTCTTCGGGGCCGGGCCTCGCCACCGTGCTTGACCCCGTCGACTGCCCCGCCACCGCCCGCGTCCAGCTGCTGGCAGACGCCCTCGCCGCATAAGGAGCCCCCGCCCATGTACCAGCCCTCCAACGGCGACCGCGTCACCGTCACCCGCACCCACCCAGGCGGCCGCACCACCACCTGGACCGGCACCGTGAGCAGCGTCGGCCCTGCCGGGTTCCGCCTCGCCGGGCGTGGCCCGCGCGGCGCGTACGACGGCTACCTGTCCAGCGCGGGCGAACTGGCCCGGTACGGCGTGACGCAGACCGTTACGCCCGCTGTTTGATCCCCGCCCAACCCACCGAAGGAGCAGCTCATGGACTTCCAGGACGCCCTCAACACCGTCATCACCGACCTCACCCCCCAGCCCTGGGACTGGACGGACCCCGACGGCACCACCCTCCGGATCATCCCCGCCGGCCTCCGTGAGGACGCCGGATACGCCGAGGTCCTCATCCGCATCACCCGCCCGGACGCCACCGAGCTCGGTGAGTTCGGGATCACCGGCCCGGACAGTCGCGGCGTCGCCGAGGTCGGCGTCACCACCACAGACCTGCCCAAGGTGATCGAGGCGCTCACCGAGCGAGGATGGTGGGCCGACAACGCGTTGGTCTCCGGGGCCCTGCTGGTCGCGGCGGCTTCCGGAGGGGTGGTCGTGGGCGTCACGGAGACTCACGGTGCTGGACAGCACGTCGACGTCGGGATCGTTCTCCCGGAATCCCAGCGCCTGCCGCTCGCGTCCGCGCTGTCCCGCGCGCTGGACGTCGCCCGCGGCTGGGAGGACTGACCGCCCCTGTTGCCCGCGTCGGCTTCCCGGTCGGCGCGGGCCCGCTTGATCCCCGCCCTACGCTCAACCCACCCGGAAGGACGTGCCGTGTACCGCATCGCCATCGTTCGTAAGGGCCAGCCCACCGACCGCCGCACCGCCATAGCGGGCAGCGACCTCCGCGACATCGTCTGGGAGGTCATCCGCGCCGAGGGCAGCGTCATCACCGACGCCGACCACGGGCCGCTGATCGAGATGGTCGGCGCCGCCCGATCGCAGGCCGACATTGAGGGCTTCGCCGCGCTGGAGTTCGGCGGCGCGGCCATCACCATCCGCCCCGGTCCGGCACCCGCCCCGACGTTCCCCGGTGGCGGCTTCTGACCCGCAATCCCCGCCGCCTGACCGCCCGCCACGAAAGGACGAACCCCATGACCGACGAACGGCCGTACTGCACCGGCGACCGCTGCGCCGACTGCACCCCCGACGAGGAGTGCTGCGAAGCCACGTGCGGCTGCTGCCCCCGAGTCAGCGCACAGGACTGGTGCTGGCTGAGCCCGGAACGGGACGACGGCAGCCGGTACTGCTCCCAGCACGGCGAAGGCTGGCTCAACGACCGGACGCCCGAAGCCGAGCGCATGTACCAGATCCTCCGCAACGCCTGACCCCACCGCACGCAAGAGGCCCCGATCCACCGCGATCGGGGCCTCACCCATGCGCGGCCGTCCACCCAATCCGGTCACAGGACCATCACAACCCCCGCAACCCACCCAAACTCCGCCTACGCTCACCCCCCGTCAGAACCCGCACCAACCAGGGGGGAAACACCGTGAACCGCAGAACACTCGCCTGCACAACCGCCGCCCTCATCACCATCCTCGGCACCGCAACCGCCTGCCAACCCGACAACACCAGCAGCAGCGGTAGCACCCCAACTACCAGTGCCAACGGCGGCAACAAGGACAGCAGCGAGAAAAAGACCGTCCCCAACTTCGTCGGCATGGGCCTCCAATCCGCCCAAGACAAAGCCCAAGCCACCGGCTTCTACACCCTCGACTCCCACGACTCATCCGGCCGCGACCGCATGCAGATCCTCGACCGCGACTGGAAAGTCTGCTCCCAGAACCTGAAGGCCGGCACCACGGCGTCGACGGACAGCAAGCTGGACTTCGGCGCGGTGAAGCTCGCCGAGACCTGCCCGACCAAGGACCAGGCCGCACCTTCCGCGGCCGGCGGGACGATGCCGGACTTCCACGAAAAGAGCGTGAAAGCCGCACGCGGCGCGCTCGACTCCGGCACGTCGATCACCGTCAACGACGCATCCGGGCAGGACCGCATGGTGCTGCTCGAATCCAACTGGCAGGTCTGCACCCAGACCCCGAAAGCCGGGGCGACGCTGAACGGGCAGCCCGTCACCCTGACCGCAGTCAAGTACGGGGAGGCCTGCCCGTAGCAGCAGAGGGACCCCGGAGCTGCCGCCGAGCGCTCCGGGGCCCCAGCCCACCCGCCGTCTACCGGGCGATCCACCCACCACCCGACGCCAACGGCAGCAACTCGACGCTGTCCCACTGCGCGGCCAGCGACGTAGATGCCGACCCGTTCACCGTCTCACTGCCTGCCGCGGCCACCGTCACCGCGTTACCGCTCGCGTCGGTCTTGGTGACCAGCAGCCTCCGGCACCGGCCCGCGGCAGTCGGCAGCGTGACTGTGAACCCGCCGCTGGACGCGTCGGCCTGCACGGACTCATCGAACGTGCTGACGGTGTACGTGCCAGTGGTCGCCACCGCCGGATACGACAGCTGCCCGTCGAGAATGTCGTAGCCCACCGGGTGGTCGAGGGTCAGACCGGTGCGCGTGTACAGGCCGGTGAGGACGACGTCACCGCGGGCGGTCGAGGATGCGAAGCCGGAGTTGTTGTCGCCGAACTTGGGCGTGGACGTCTCGGTGTCGATCCGCAGGTGCAGGAACGGGCCGATCCCGCCGGACCCGGCGCCGATCACGTACACGAGATACGTGCACGCTTCGATGCTGAGGAGTGTCGCGACGATCGCGTGCGTCGAACCCACGCTGCTGTAGTAGGTGCCGACCGGGCAGAACGCGGACCAGCAGTACAGGATCCGCATCCCGTAAATGTCGCAGTGCTCGGTCGCGAACACGCCGTAGGTGTAGCCGCCGTGGCAGGTCACGTTCCGCAGCAGCACCAGGTCGTTGTTTCCGCTGGCGGGCAGGAGCAGGCCGGGGCACAGGCCGTTCGCGAAGCCGCCCGGGGAGTTGTAGTCGCCGCCCGCGACCGTGCCCGCGGTGCCGTAGGCGACGTTCTCGATCGCGGCGTTGGCGACGCCGCTCAGGTCGGCCGCACCGTAGGTCAGGCCGTTCGCCGAGTGCGTGGTCAGGATGCTCAGGTTCCGCAGGGTGATGTGCATGTTGGAGAACACCCCGGGGCTCACGCCGTACCCGCCCGGCTGCGACGGGCCGCCGATCACGCACGCGTTACCGGCCGCGTTGATGGACGCGATCTGCGCCGCCCCAGAGGCGAAAACGCCGAAGGACACGAGCGTCGCCCCGGACAGTTGCGGAACCGTCTGCTCCCAGTGCTGCACCGCCGCACCATCAGCAGGCCCCTCGAAGACCAGCACCGCCTTGTTCCCGGTCGTCGCCACCACCGGCAGCGTCAGCTGCGCGTTGCCCAGCGTGCTGCCGCCCGTGACCAGCGCACCGCCGATGCCGTAGAACCGGCCGGCCGGGGCTACCGGAATGTACACGGTGGCTGCCCCGTGCACGGCCGCGTAGGCGCCCGCCGCGTCGATCGCGGCCTGGATCGCGGCGGTGTCGTCGCTGGCCCACATCACCAGCGCGCCCGACACCGACCCGCCGGACGCGTTCGCATCGGCCAGCGTCACCGAGGTGGCCGAGTTGTACGCGCTGACCGTCGTCACCAGCGTGGTGACACCCGACGCCCCAGCGCCCTTGACGAGGACAACCTTGCCAACATCCCCGGCCGTGAACGCGGCGGTGGCGCTGGTGAGCGTCGCCGACCCGGAGGACATCGCCCCGTCCGTGACCATGCGCCCGTCACCGGCGGCACCATAAGCACTGCTCGTGACGTCGAACACCCACGCGCCGGTACTGCTTGCAGCGTCCTGCCACGACGCCGCCGCAGCCCCGGTCGCTGTGAGCACCTGACCGGTCGCTGGCGTCCCCGACACGGCCACCCCGTCCACGGCGGCGACCGTCGGGTTCGGGTACGTGCCAGACAGGTCCCCGCCCGCCGGGCCGGTCGGCGTGCGGGAGTTGGACAGGCGTGTGTCGTCGCCTTCGCAGGCTGTGCCGGCAGACGCTCCGTAGGCGACGTTCAAGGTGCGGTCCGCGGCGAGGGTGCCGCCGCCGGTCAGCCCGGTCCCGGCGATGATCTGCGTGGCCGCTGCGGCCCGCGTCGCGGTCTGCGTATCGGTGTAGGCGCGGTCGCCGTGCGGGTCCGTCGCCGCAACATGCGCCGAGACAGCGGCGGTCGCCGCCCCGGTCGTGTCGGCGCCGACGTCCGCCGCGGTCAGGGTGACGGTGCCGGTGTGGCCGTTGACCGAGGAGACACCCGACGCGGTGACGGTCCCGGTCGATGTGCTGACGGGTGTGATGTCGGGCAAGGCGACCGTGGGGGCGGCGGCGGGCAGGCTGATGCTGTAGGAGCGGGGTGGCTGCCCGGTGAAGTTCTCGTCGACCCGGTACGTCCAGCCGGACGGTTCGAAGCCGTCGGCGTCGGTGGCGAGGACCGGGCCGAGGGTGAATGTGCCGGACGCTGACAGGGTGGCGTTGACGGGGCCGAGGATGATCAGGCCGTCGGTGGAGGAGACGACCCGCTCCACGGATGGGGTGAGGGTGACCGTGCCTGCGGCGGGTGTGCCGTCGGGGTTGGCGAGTCCGTTGGTGCCGGCGTTGAGGGTGACGGCGTCGACGCCGTTGGGCAGGGGCATCAGCGGCCGCCTCGGCGCTTGCGGGTCTTCGCCGCCTTGCGGGCCATGACGCTGCGCTGGGGGAAGGTCAAACCGGCATTTGCGATGCGGGCCGCTTTTGACTTGCTCGCGCCCTTCTTACGAAGTGCCTTGTATGCCCTTTGGCGTGTCTTATAGACGAATCCATAGCGTCCGCCGCGGGATGACACCAAGACCGTTCACCGCCCCTTGCGTGTGGCGCGGCGGCGGCCTGCGGCGGCGAGGGCGGCCATCTTCGCCTTGCCGTACTTCCGTCGGCCGACAGCGGCTGCGACGGCCTTCGGGTTGCGGGCGCCGGACTTGGCTGCGGACGCGGCGACGGCGGCGAACCTTTTGCCGGTGCCGAGCTTCGGCGTCTTCTTCTTGGCCACCTGGCCCACCTGCCTCACGCTGGAATCGAAGATGAGTGGGTGCCTTGACCTACGATTCAAAGGTACAGGGCTAAGGAGGCACCCACCATGGCCAACCCACGAGGCAACCCCCGCCAAGACGCACGCGGCCAACGCACCGGCCGCTACGTCCGCACCCTCGACGCCGCCGAACGCGACGCCCGCGTTGCTGAACTCGTCGCTGAAGGCTGGTCACAGCGCGCCATTGCTGCCGAAGTCGGCTACTCCCACCACAGCTCCGTTGCGGAAGCGCACCGCCGCGCCGTCCGTTCCGTACTCCAAGGCCCGGCAGAGAAACTCCTCGCCCTGCACATGAACCGGCTGGAGTTCATGTTCGCCAGCCTCATGGAAATGGCCGAGGACACCTACATCACCGTCTCCCACGGAAAGATCATCCGCGATGAGGAGGGCAACCCCGTCCCCGACATCGGCCCCAAACTCGCCGCGTTCCGGGAAGCCCGCGCCAGCCTCGAAAGCTTCCGTCGCCTCGTCGGCCTCGACGAGGCGGTAAAGGTCGACGCCACCGTCCACCAGGTCACCCAGCAGGACATCGCCTTGCAGGAACTACTGGCCGAGATGCGCGCCAAGAACGCCGCCACCGTCGACGAGTTGCGCGTTGACCGGGAGCCGGAGAGGTGACCACGGCGGTCGGCGACCCGTGCATTGCCGACCCATACAACGCACAGGCGAACGCGGCCACGTTCGACTTCCCGGCGTGGATCGACGGCCTTGACGCGCGGATCCTTGACGGCGACCCCCGACACCGCGAAGCCCGCATCGAAGCCACCCGCCTCGACCCACTGCTGTTCGCCGTCCTCTACTGCCTGCACCACCTCCGCGACACCGAAGGCAACGTCACCTTCGCCGACGCCCACCTCGACTGGATCCGCCGCGCCCGCCAGTGGGCTATCCCTCCGCGCTCGCCGATGGAGCAGCGGGACGCCGACCTCGCCCCCCGCGATACCGGCAAGTCCACATGGATGCTGTTCATCCTCCCCCTGTGGGCCGCCGCACACGGGCACGTGAAGTTCGCCGCCGTGTTCGCCGACTCCGGCCCGCAGGCAGAAATGCACCTGGCGACGTTCCGGAAGGAAGTCGACGAGAACGCAGCGCTACGCCGGGACTTCCCCACGCTGTGCACGCCAGGCCGGCGGCCGTCGGGGGCGTCGGAGTCGGACGCGAAGCACATGGTGATCCGGTCCAACGGGTTCGTGTTCGCGGCGAAGGGTATCGACGCGTCCAGTCTCGGCATGAAGGTCGGCCAGTTGCGTCCGGACCTGCTGCTGCTGGACGACATCGAGCCCGATGAGGCGCAGTACTCCGCATACCAGGCGGACAAGCGGCTGAAGACGGTGACGGATGCGATCCTGCCGTTGAACATCTACGCCCGGGTGGTGTTGTCAGGGACGGTGACGATGCCGGGCAGCGTCACGCACCAGCTGGTGAAGTGGGGCAAGGGTGAGCGGACCGAGGGCAACGCGTGGGTTGGGGAGCAGCAGTTCCGCGTCCACCATCACCTGCCGATCATCCGTGACGACTACGGGCGCGAGCGGTCCATGTGGCCGTCGAAGTGGCCACTCGGATACCTGAAGAAGATCGAGCACACGCGTAGCTACCGGAAGAACTACCTCAACGACCCGATGGCCACAGACGGCGCCTACTGGTCAGAGGACGACTTCACTTACGGCACCTTCCCGACCGCTCGCACGTATCTGTCGGTGGACGGCGCCGTTACCACGAAGAAGTCGTCCGACTTCACCGGACTGTCCGTCGTCTCCTGGGCGCCGGACAGTGGCGACCGCCCGGCGCGCTGCCTGGTGAAGTTTGCGCAGCGGGTCAAGCTGAAGGGCAAGCCGCTGCGGACGCGGATCCTTCAGATCCTGGAGTCCTTCCCCGAGGTTGGCGCTCTCCTTGTTGAGGGAAACCAGGGTCAGGAGTTGTGGCGCGAGGTGTTTCATGACCTGCCGGTGAAGGTCGTCATCTTCTCGAACGGGGAGAAGAAGGAGGCGCGCGCTGAGCGTCTGCTGAACCTGTACCAGTTGATCCCGACGCGGGTAGTGCATGCGGAGCCGCTGTCTGCGCTGGAGGAGGAGATGGTCGGGTTCCCGAAGGCTCCGAACGATGATCTGATTGACAGTGTGGGGAATGCGGTGCTGCGGTTCTTGAAGCCGCCGCCGCGGAAGCGTGCTGCGGCGCGGTCTGTGACACCTCGGTGAGCGGCCCCCGTGCCTGCCTTGCCGCGCCTTCCGAGCCTCACCAAGACGTGCCACACCGCACCTGGCCGTGCCTGCCGTGCCGTGCCGAGCGACGCCCGAACGGGCCCTGCCCAACCATGCCTGCCATGCCGAACCGCGACAGGCCCCGCCATTCCAGGCGCTGCCATGCCGTGCCTGCCTTGCCGTGCCTGGCGATGCCTCGCCTATCCACGCCGCGCCTGCCCTACCGGACCCTACAGCGCCGCGCCAGGCCCAGCCGCGCCAAGCCCGGCCCTGCCTGCCGTGCGATTCCACGCAGCGCCTCGCCATGCAATGCCGCGCCCTGCCCTGCCTGCCGTGCGCTGCCATGCCTGGCCTCACCGCTCCTCGACTGACCTGACCGCGCCTCGCCTGCCATGCCGAACCGTGCCCGAACGGGCCTAGCCGGTCCGGACCTAGACCTGCCGTGCCTGCCGAGCCGTTCCATGCGGTGCCGCACCAGGCGGTGCCCAGACACGCCCTTCCGCGCCTGCCGCACCCCGCGTAGCCATGACCTGCCGAACCGGACCTAGCCTCGCCTGCCACGCCGTGCCGACCTTGCCACAACAGAACGCGCCTACCTTGCCTGCCGGACCGAAACGGGCCTAGCCACTCCGAGCCACGACGAACCTAGCCGTGCCTGCCAAACCATGCCCAGACACAGCGCGCCGAGCCCTACGAAACCGCGCCTGCCGAACCGTGCCAGGACTTGCCAAGACACACCCTGCCACGACAGACCGTGCCGAGCCTGCCTTGCCTGGCCTTGCCACGCTGCGCTTGCCCAGCCGAACCATGCCGAACCTAGCCATGCCTGCCGAGTCAGGCCGCCTCGCCCGTGTCGCGGCGGATCATGTCGAAGAACTCCGCATACTCCTCCCACCGCCGACGGAGCACCTTCCACTCACGCTCCATATCGGCCAGCGCCATCTTCCGACGCAGCGGATCTTGCGCAACCTCTTCCACCGGGTCATAGACATGACCCTCAGCAGCCCGCATCGCGACGAACGCCCGCGTCAACCTCGGGGGCCCGTCCTCCCCAGGCGCCTGGTACGCCACCTTCGCCTTCTGGATCAGCGTGTGCGCCTGCTCCAGGCGGAACTTCTCCGCGGCAACGGAGTCGTCCCACTCGAACCGCGAGTGCAGCGGATGACTCGGATCGCGAGCAGCGTCCAGCACGTACTCCGGCTTCAGCTCACCGCCGTGGGCGTCCCGGATCTCCGTGAGCTGCGCGGTCAGTGCCTCGCTCACGCCGCCACCAGCTCAGCGCCGTCCTTGATGATCTGCACCTCGCGCGTGGGGTCGACGCGGTAGGTGCCGAAGTCGCCGTCCTTCTCCGGCCGCCACTCGCCGACCCCGACGCCCATGCCGCCCGCGTCGATCAGAGACAGCACCGAGCCCTGCGTCAGAGCCGAGGTGACGTACCGGACTTCCAGCGTGGTGCGCCACTCCGAGAACTGCGGCCGGTACCTGAGGTCCGAGCCGTTGCGGCCGACCGTGACGACGTCCTCCCGCATGATCGGCTCGCCCTCGATGCGGGTCAGCGCGCGACCGTCGTCGCCCTCTTCACCGTGGATGAACAGGAACTGCTTCAGGGCGGTCATCGTCACGCCCGAGTAGAAGCGGGCGCCGCCGACCGTAGCGGCCTTGAAGGCGAGCGCCGGGAAGCCATAGTTCCCGTCCTTGAGCCGGTAGAACGCGGCCTCGTACTCGGCCTCCGGGTTCTTCGCCTGCTTCGGGGTCTTGCGGCCCTGCATGTTGTCGAGCATCTGCTTCTTGGCCTTCTCGCTGAAGCGGTGCACGATCAGCGGGCTGGTGCCGACGATCGGGACGAGGAGGGTCTCGGTGCCGACACGGGTGATCTCGATTGCTGCCTCGGACATGACTGTCCCTTTCAAGCGAATGGGTGGGTGCCTGCTGCCATCCGCGCCACGAACCGTGTTGCGAGTGTAGGAGATACAGGGCCGCGCACACAACATCAGATGCCCTAGTTCGAAGGTAAAGAGATGCCGTAGCCTTCGATTCAAAGGGTCTCGATGGAGGTGCGGATGGCTGTCAACAGCGACCTCACACAGTCATACGAAGACCTCACCGAGGCCCGCCCCGCCTACGCCAAAGCCCAGTCCTACTACGACGGCGACGTCGACGAAATCTACGCCTCCGACGCCGTGGCCCGGCTTCTCGCCAAGTCCCAGCTGGAAGAGATCGACGAGCTCAACTTCGCCCGGATCCCCGTCCGCGCCGTGCTGAACCGCCTTCACATCACCAGCATCACCACCGGCGACCAGCACGCAGACGACGAGATCACCGACCTGATCACCGTCAACCAGCTCGACATGGAACTGCCGGGCCTGCTGGAGAAAGCCTGCTCACTCGGGGACGCCTACCTGATGGTGTGGCCCAACCTCGACCCCGACGGCGCTATCACGTCCGTCGGGATGACCGTGCACAGCCCCACCACCGTCCGTGTCATCTACGACGACGAGCACCCGCTCCAAGTCCAGTTGGCGATCAAGTCGTGGTGTGTCGGACACGGCGAGTCCGAGACGGTCCGCGCCGACCTGTACTACCCGCCCGCCGTGGACGACACGGGCGCGGCGCTGTCGCGGATCGAACGCTACGTCCTGACGAAGAACAAGACCGGCACGAAAAGGTGGCAGCCCTACACCGGCGACGGGCAGCCCCCGGTCATCACCCACCCATATGGGTTCCCGTTCCACCACTACCGCACCGCCCGCCCCTACGGACGGCCCGAGCACTACGCCGCCTACGGTGCGCAAACTCTGATCAACAAGCTGGTCCTGTCCCACGCAGCGGTCATCGACTACCAGTCCCTGCCCCAGCGGTACGGGCTCATCGACCCCACCGTCGACCAGCCCGGCCAGCAAGCCGACTTCGACCCGGACTTCCCGGAGGACACCGCAGCGGATCCGGAGGACCCGGGCAACCCCTCCCAGCTGCGCTCGGATCCGGGCGAGTTCTGGCAGTTGCAGGGCTACAAGCAGGTCGGCCAGTTCGAGGCCGCGAACCCGTCCACCTACATGGAGCCGCTGGACCGGTACATCAAGGCCATGAGCCAGGTGACGGACACGCCGTTCCACCTGTTCGACTCCACCGGCGACCAGATGTCCGGCGCCTCACGCAGGGAGGCGAATGCGCCGCTCATCGCCCGCGTCAACCACCTGCAACGCGCATTCGGCCCGGTCACCGAGGACGCCTTCGAGCACGCCCTCGCCCTCCTCGGTGTCGAGGACGTCACGGTGCAGGTGCGCTGGCAGCCGCCGCAGCAGATCGACGACGCCGAAGGCTGGGCCACCGTCACCGCGAAAATCGACGCCGGCGTGCCCCGCGAGCAGGCGCTCGTGGAGACCGGCCGGGACCCGGAACTCGTACGCGGATGGATGTCGAAGTTGGACGACGACGCCGAACTCGCCCGCCGCGTGGAACTGCTCACCAGCCTCGGCAACGCGGTGCAGGCCCTCGGTACCGGCGTGCAACTCGGCGCGATCAGCGAAGCCCAGGTGACACAGCTCCTCGACTCGGTCCTCGGCGCTACCGTGAACCTCAATGAACTTGAGGCCGGCACCTGATGGCAGCCAATGCGCAGCAGCTCGCCGACCTGGTCCAGCAGCAGCAAACCAGCGAGGCCACCGACCTGGAATCCCAGGCCGTCAGCGAGGCCGACGGCGGCGCGGACACCGCACTCGCAGCGGCGATCACTGCTGCCCTCGGCGGGTGGGTGACCGCGTTCGGGGCGCTCACCGTCGCCGGCTCCGGTCCTGCGCTCGCCGCTTACCTGGCGGGCGTCCGCAGAGACGTCGGCAGGGCAACGGCTGGACTGGAGGAGCGGGCCCCGCGGGTGGTGGCGGCCCGGCTCGGCGAGGCGGCCGGACTGGGGGCCAGGCATGCGGTGGCGTTCGCCGTGCGGGCGGCGGGCGGGCGCCATCGTGTGCCGGAGGTGACCGTGCCGTCCGAGGCGTTGCAGGCGGCGCGCGCCTTGGGCGGCACGGTCCGGGAGCAGCTTCGGCTGGCGGCGCGGCTGCTGTCGGATCAAGAGGTGGGCCGGTCCGGGTGGCGGGGTGTCCTCACTGGCATTGGCGCGGCGCGTAAAGCGGTCGGGTTGGTGGGGAGGGCGGCGTCGTGGGCGCTGCACCGGGCCATCAACGACGGGGCCGCGCAGGCCGTGGCAGCGCTCGGCGCGCGCGGGCTGTGGGTGGCAGAGCCGGACGCCTGTGTGCTGTGCCTCGCCTACGCCGGACGTCTGGCCGATCCGGACGGCACGTTCCCGGGCGGCCTCGCCCTCGACCCACGTCAGCGGCAGACGTCCGCAGCCCGGATCGACGGCCCACCGCGGCACCCTCGCTGCCGGTGCCGGCTGGTTCCGTGGCGTGACGAGTGGGCGCCTCGCCGCGGCCCAGCGCTGCCGGATCTGCTGCGGGAGCAGGCGTGGCGGTCCGTCGCTGCCGGCTCCGCCCGGCCGTCCGAGTCCCGTGCCGCACGGCTCCGTGCGGCACGCACGCTGCTCGCCACACGCGGTGTTCCTGCCGCCGTGCGCCGCCAGGCCCGAACCGCGGTCGCGGCCGGGCACTTCTGAAGGAGAACCAGATGGCACCCAACATGCCCGGATGGGCGCACCCCTACGACAACCCGTTCGTGCTGTACGCCGACGGCGGAGACCCTGACCCCGAGCCCACCGACGACCCGGCCCCGGAGCCCGACCCGGAGCCCGTCGACGACTGGCAGCCGCCGAGCCGGGAGGAATACGAGAAGCTCGTCGAAGCGAAGCGGAAGGCCGACGCTGAGGCTGCGGCGCGCCGCAAGTACCTGCGGCAGCACGGCATCGACCCGAAGACCGGGAACAAGTTGGAGCCCGACCCCGAGCCGGACCCCGCCCCCGCAGCGAGGCCGCAGGACCCCGCCGCCGCGGCCCCCGGCATGAGCGAAGCCGACGTCAAGCGGCTACTGGACAAGGCGGTCACGGAAACGCAGCTCCGAGGCCGCAGGCAGATGCACTCGTTCACCGTCGGCTTCAACCAGGAACTGGCGAAGGCCGGGTGGAACGGCTCCCGGCTCGGGCATCTGATGAAGCTCCTCGACTTCGACGACATAGACATCGACGACGACGGGGAGATCACCGGCCTGACGGAGCAGATCGAGGGCTTGAAGACCGAGTGGCCCGAGTTCTTCAAGCGCAACCGCTCCGGACCGTCCAAGCCGAACGGCGGTTCTGGCCAAAACGGCAGCCCGGCGGCTAACGTTGACACAGCCGACAAGAAGCCCCCCGCGCCGGAGCCCAAGGACTGGGCACACCAGGTCGCCGAAAAGCTGATGCGCGGCTAGACCCCCGAGCGGGGTCGACGTTTGAGCCGGAGGCTCACAGTTCGCCCAGGCAAGGGCACCCACCAACCGCGCGGGCTGTGAGCCCCTTGTCACCCCATGGAGTATTCGGGTGTCTGCTCAGACGATTCTCGACAACTGGATCCCGATCGAATGGGATGACCAGGTCATTCAGCGCGTCCTCGCGGACTCGGCCGTCGAACGGTACGCGCATCCGACGAAGATGACGACCGCGACCAAGCGGATCCTGCGCAGCGCGGGCCTCGACGTGAACGGTGGTTCGACGTACACCGCCGACACCTCCGACAACGACTACGTCACCCTGACCGCCCGCAAGGTCAACAGCCTGTTCGAGGTAGACGAGGACGACCTGTCCGACGTCGACTCGGTCATCGACACCGTCAAGACCAAGGGCAACGACTGGGCCATCTCGTACGCCGACCACTTCGACAACGCGTGCCTCGGCACGTCCGCCGCGTCGAACGGCACCACGATCCTGTACGACTCCGTGTACAAGTCGCTCCGCACCACCAACTCCGCCACGTCGTACACGGCGGACGACAACTATCTGTCGTGGAACGGCACCCTGCAGATCGCCTCCACCCCCGACGGCACCAGCCTGTACGAGAAGCTGTCCGCGACGTTCGCCCTCGTCGAAAACGGCAAGTACTGGAGTGCAGCCGATCAGCTCGTCATCGCCTCCCCGTCCTGGCGGTCCAAGCTCCGCAGCTGCCTCGACGGGCAGGGGCGCCCGATCTTCACCCAGGGCACCGGCGGCACCCCGGACATGCTGTTCGAGGCGCCGATCGCCTGGTCCCGCGGCTGCAAGGTGTCCGCGACGAACACCCAGTCCCCGACGGGGAACGGGCTGCTGATCTACGGCAACCGGCAGTTCCTCAAGCGCGGCGACCGCTCCAACGGGGAGATCCTCGTCGACAAGGCGCGTGCGCAGGACACCACGGACAACACCGCGGTGAAGATCCGCGTCCGTAAGGGCTTCGTTGTCGGCCACGAGAACGCGCTGGCGGTTTTGGAGGACGTGTCCTGATGCGGGATTGATCCTCCCCTTGGATCCTCCGCCGGGGCTTGGTGGGTGCCACCTCGGCGGAGACCCCGCATACAGGCGCAGAGAGGTGTATGGGCGTGGATTACCAGAGCATGAGCGCACGTGAGTTGCAGCAGGCATGCCGCGACCGCGGCCTGGCCACGGCCCGCGACAAGGACACCATGGTCGCCCGCCTCACCGAGGCCGACAGCAAGCAGGGGCCGCTGCGCGCCGAGAACGAGGCTGTCACGGCTGACCCTGCAGACCAGGCCCTGCCCGTCACGGATGCCACGCCAGAGGTGCCCGCCGTGTGGCAGGAGCGATACCCGGCTGGCGAGCACCTCGCCGACCGCGAGCACCAAGCCAACTGCGCGGCCGTCGTCGCTGCAGCCGAGGCCCACGGCTACCAGCCGATGGGCGGCGGCTACCGCGTCGGCACGGTCGACGGCCAGCACGTGTACGAAGTCCACCTCTGCCGGGGGACGTCATGACCGACTGGGCCACCACCGGGGACGTCGCCACCTACACCGGTGTGAGTGCGACCGCCGCGCAGGTTGCGCAGGCTCAGGCCGTGGTGGAGATCTTCGCCGACACCACCACCGACGCATCCGACGCCGGGAACATCTCGGAGAAGAACCTCCGCCTCCTCAAGCAGGCCGTCTCCTACCAGGCGGCGTGGATCACCCAGCACCCCGACGCCTTCACCAACATGGACGTCAGCAGCGTCAGCCAGGACCAGGTGTCCGCGACGTTCCGCCACGACAACGCCCAGATCCTCGCCCCGCTCGCAAAGCGCTGCATCGACCGCCTGTCCTGGAAGCGGATGCGCCCGCTACGGATCGGACGCGGTGGCCGGCCGCTCTCGCGGACCCTGAACGTCACCTCCGCGACGCAGGACGAGAACGACCCCAGGTGGCGGCCGCTCAGCCATGGGGGTGTCTGATGCTGGCGCTCGCGACGACCACGGTGACCGTGTACCGGGGCACGACCACGGACGCGTATGGCGACGAGCAGGACACGAACACCGCCGTCTACACCGGGATCCCAGCGTCGATTGTCGAGCAGACCCGGCGGACCACGACCCGCGACGATCCCACACCGCGGATCGTGCGGTACGCCGTCGGCCGCGTCACCTCGGGTACGGACATCACAGACCAGGACCGCCTGTACGACGAGAAGACCGGCGCCACGTACATCGTTGAGGCCGTCTCCTCCATGACTTCCGCAGCCGTGGCCGCCGACGTGCGGCTGGAGCTGCGGCGCACCACCTGATCACTTTGCGGGCACCCACAACGCGATCAAGAACTGAACAGGCCACACAGCTCGGGGAGACCGGGCGGCCACCACAACGACCGGCTTCGGAGAGGAGGCGGCCATGGCACGATCCGGTGTACGGATCGACCCCTCAGCACGCGCGCACGTCGACGCAGCCATCAACGACTGGCTCGACAAGACCATCGGCTCCGCGATCCTCTCCGACGCCCGGAACTACGTGCCCAAACGCACCGGCAGGCTCCTCGAATCGCTGCGCAGCGAGGTCCACGACAAGGTGCTCCGCGTCGGCTCGCTCGACGTGAACTACTGCACCGACGTGGAGATGGGCACGTCCGCACACGTCATCAAGCCGCGCTACAAGAAGGCCCTGTACTGGGAAGGCGCCCAGCATCCGGTGGCGCGCGTCAACCATCCCGGCACCGCCCCCCGGCCGTTCCTCCGCACAGCCCTGTTCCAGCGGAGGACACCATGAGCACACCCGCCCTCCGCGCCACCCCCGAACTCGTCGCGATCGCCTGGCTGAAGACTGTGGTCGGTGACATCGTGGCCACCACCCTGCCCAAGCCCAGTAGCGACGGCAGCCTCTCGTGGGAGACCACCGGTTTCGTCACCGTGACCACCGTCGGCGGCACCCCCAACGCCTACGTACCGATGCGGGAACCGGTCATCGGCGTGGACTGCTGGGCCGCCAACACCAGCAGCCAGAAGCCGCCATGGAACAAGGCAGCCTGCCTCGCCGAAGCCATCAACACCGCGTGCCAAGCCCACACCGCGATTCCGCAGACCGTCACCCTCCCGGCCGGCTACCCGGACGTACAGGTCCGTTCCGCCTACGTCACGGGCGACCCGCGCCGTGTCCCCGACGACCCGAGCAGCTACGCCCGCTACAGCATCCCGGGCCTGGCCGTCGCATGGGTGGAGGTGCCATGAGCCGCTACGCCCTCCAGGGCGCCACCAGCCGAGACCTCCTCACCTGGAACGGCCGCGTGCTGGTCCACGACAACCGGGCCGAGTTGGAGTTCCTCATCGCCGGAGCCCGCGTCATCGTGTGCCCGCGCGACATCCCGCCCGAGCAAACCCTGGAGCTCCGCTTCCACCCGCAGTTCGCCCACCACCGCTTCCCGCTGCAGCGAGAGGACTACCCGGCATGACCCACAGGATCTCCACCACCATGCGGCCCGACCAGCCGATCGACGTCGGTGACGCCGAGTACCTCGACCTCAAGCGGCAGGGCCTCATCGCCCACGACTACACCCGGCAGCCTGCTGCTCCCGTACCTCCGCCGGCGCCTGCCGCGCGGACGGCCACCACAAAGAAGGCCGCCCCGTCGGCCACCAGCAAGGAGGACTGACCAGTGGCAGTCACCGCAACCGACCTCGTACAGGGCCCGGCGACCCTCTACACGGGAGCCTTCGGCGCGACCGAGCCCGCCGACTCCGCCGTCAACACCACCCCGGCCGCGTCGACGTGGACGGACGTGGGCGGCACGCAGGACGGCGTGAAGCTCAGCATCGACCAGACGTATGTGGAGCTGGAGGTCGACCAGATCGTCGACCGTGTCGGCTCCCGGCTGACGAAGCGCGACTTCATGGTGGAGACCACGCTCGCCGAGCCGACCCTGGCGAACCTGAGCCTGGCGCTGAACGGCGGCACCAGCGGTTCCGGGTCCGGGTATGCGACGTTCGAACCGTCCTACGCCTCGTCGGCGACGCAGCCCACCTACATCGCGCTGCTCTTCGACGGGTGGGCGCCCGGCGGCGCGTACACGCGGCGGGCGATCGTCCGCAAGGCGCTGTCCACGGACGCCACGGAGATGGCGTACACGAAGGACAAGATGACCGTGTTCGGGGTGAAGTTCGCTGGTCACTACGTGTCCGACGCGATCGCGCCCATCCACATCGTCGACGAGACCGCCTGACCCCCTGACTTCTGCACGCTTCGAGGAGCACCACCATGGCACCCACCACCCGTCAGACCACCGCAGCCCGCAAGAGGGCTGCGGCCAAGCCCGCCAACGGCACCGGAGACGACATCGGCTTCGAGCCGCTACGGATCGCCGCCGACGACGAGACCGAAGAGGAACGCGTCCCCTTCTTCTACATCGGCGACGATGAGTACACGATCCCGAAGGTGATTCCTCCGGGCGTGGCGCTGCAGTTCATGCGCGAGGCCCGCGAGCACGGCCGCGAGCTGGCTGCCGCGCCGCTCCTGATCCGGGTCCTCGGCGAGGACGCGTATCAGGCGCTGGAGGAGTCCAAATCGCTGTCCGACGACCAAATGGAATGGATCATCAACAAGGTTCTTGACCTGGCGCTCGGCCGGAAGAAGCAGGGGGGAAAAGCGAAGTAGACGACGGAGCCGCGTGGGTCCGAGCCCTCGCCCGCATGCGGGAGCCGGAATGCGCGCAGGCCATCGTCGACCGGGTTGAGGAACTCCTCTGGATCCTCGACCATCAGGACGACATCGACGCCGACTTCCTTGCGATCTACGGTCTCGACCTTGAGCAAGACGAGATCAGCAGCCGCCGCTACTTCTCACTGGTGTACCGCCTCACTGCTTACACCGGTGTGATGGCGGCCCGCGTTGAGGAGGAACGCGAGGACCGGCAGTCGACCGGCACCACCACAACCCGCACACGCAGTGAAGCCCCGCCAGTCCGGCAGGGCGACGGAGCCGTCAAGGAAGTCAGCCTGACGGCGTTCCGGGTCATGTTCCCCGGAATCGTGTCGGGAGGAAGTGCAGGTGGCGGGTAAGCAGTGCACCAAGTGTGGGGAAGTGAAACGGCTCTCCGACTTCCACTCGCGAGCCAACCGGCGGCCGAACCGCAAGGCTGACCGGACGTACAACTCCGAATGCAAGACGTGCACACACGCCTACATCGCCGAATGGCGAGCCAGGAATGCGGACCGAGCCGACATGCGTCCTTTGCCTGCAACGGCGACCTGCGGGCGTTGCAGGATCGAGAAGCCCGCAGACGAGTTCGCCATTAACCGCACCAAGAAGAACGGTTTGCAGAGCGACTGCCTGGACTGCATGCGGGATCGCAAGTACGGGCTGGTGCCTGGTGAGTTCGACCGCATCCTCGGACGGCAGGGCGGCGGCTGCGCCATCTGCAAGCAGCCGTGCGCGCGCGAGCGCCGCCTCAGCGTCGACCATTGCCACAGCACCGGGCGCGTCCGTGGGCTCCTCTGCCAGAACTGCAACGCCGCCATCGGCATGTTCAAGGACGACGCGGCCCTCCTCTTCCGCGCGATCGATTACCTCACGGGTGGGGGCGTCTGATGGCTGGCTCGTTCCGCATAGCTGAGGGCTACGTCGAAGTCACGGCCGACGAGTCCGGCTACGACCGCGCTATGCAGCGCCTCAAGTCCAAGAAGAACCAGGTCAAGGTCGGCGTCGACGTCGACGACAAGGACGCCCTCGCCAAACTCGACCGGCTCGTCCGCGACCGCCTCCTCAACGTCAAAGTCAAACTCGATGAGACCGCCCTCGACCGGCTCAAGCTGAGGGACGTCGAGGTCAGCATCGTCCCGAAGATGTCGGATGCGGCCTACAACCGGGTCAAGGCGCAGCTCGACCGGTTGACGAAGGAACGCGCGGTCAACATCCGCGCCAGTGTCGATGCGCGTGTCGCAGCGGACGAGATCCGCAACCTCACCCAGCGCCGCCAGGTCCGTATCGGTATCGACGTCGACACCCGGGTGGCGGCCGACTCGCTCGCGAACCTCACCCGGCGTCGGACGATGACTGTGCAGGCCCGCGCAGACACAGCAGACGC